GACACTCATTATGGTGCTCGTAAAGGGTCAAAGTTTCTTCATGATTACTTTGAATTATTTTACAAAAATATTTTCTTTCCAGCACTCAAAGAATATGGTGTCGATACTGTTATTCATATGGGTGATGCTTTTGATAGTCGAAAGTCTATTGACTATCAAAGTTTAGAATGGGCAAAAAGGGTTGTGTTTGATCCCTTGATGGACTATAATGTCCATATGATTATTGGTAATCATGATGTCTATTATAAGAATACGAATGATGTAAACTCTCCAGACCTTCTACTTCAAAAGTATTCCAATATAAAGACATATAGTAAGGCAACTGAAGTCAATATTGGTGGACTTGATATTTTATTTTTACCATGGATTAATCAAGAAAATGAAACAGAAACTTATCAACTTATTAAAGAGACAAATAGCAAGTGCGCGATGGGGCACCTTGAACTCCAAGGATTTAGAGTTAATCGACAAATCATCATGGAGCATGGTACTGATAGCAAGTTATTTGAGAAGTTCGAGCGTGTCTACTCGGGACACTACCACACTCGATCGACTGATGGAAGAGTCTTCTATCTAGGCAATCCTTATGAGATGTATTGGAATGATGTTGATGATCCAAGAGGTTTTCACATCTTTGATACTGAAACACTAGAGCACATTACGATTGATAATCCTTACAAGTTATTTCATATTATTCATTACGAAGATACGAATTATAAACTATTCAATGCTTCAGAATTGAAAGATAAAATTGTAAAGGTTATTGTTCGTAAAAAATCAAAACCAAAAGACTTCGAAAAGTTTATTGATAAGATCAATAGTGCCGGAGTACAAGAACTTAAAATCATAGAAAACTTTGCTGTACAGGAGACAGAAGAGTTTGAAATTAGTGAAGAAGAAAGCACTATTTCTATATTAAATAGATATATTGATGAGTCTGAATTTGAATATGATAAGTCAATTATCAAAGGCATATTTGAAGACTTGTATAGACAAGCTTGCGAAGTAGAGTAATGTTTCTTCTAACCCTCAAAGATAGAAAAGAAGATGGTGCATATGCCGTTCAGAATGGTATAGGAGAAAAAGTTCTGTTTCTTTTTGAGGAAGAAGATGATGCTACTCGATATGCATTGATGCTTGAAGATGATGAAGAAAAGGAAATGGAAGTCGTTGAAGTTGATGATGAATTAGCAATTAAGACCTGCATACTTCACAATTATAAGTATGCTGTAATTACCCAAAATGACATTGTGATACCTCCTAAGAATGATAACCTTCAAGAAGATTAGATGGAAAAACTTTCTTTCTACTGGCAATCAGTGGACTGAAATTGATTTTCAAAAAAGTGCAACAAATCTTATTATTGGAACAAATGGTGCGGGTAAGTCTACAATGTTGGATGCCCTTACATTCAGTTTGTTTAATAAACCATTTCGTAAAATTAATAAACCACAACTCATCAACACTACAAACGAAAGAGAGTGTGTTGTTGAGATTGAGTTTAATGTAAACAACAAAGATTATTTGGTTCGTCGTGGCATCAAACCAAATGTATTTGATATTGAAGTGAATGGTGTTGCTCTTCACAAAGAAGCAGATGATCGTGCTAATCAACGTATTCTTGAAGAGAATATTCTCAAGGTAAACTATAAGTCTTTTACTCAAATTGTAATTTTGGGTAGCACTAATTTCGTTCCTTTTATGCAACTGAATAGTGCTAATCGTCGTGAAGTTATCGAAGACTTATTGGATATTCGTATCTTCTCTGCTATGAATAATCTTCTTAAAGATAAGATGAGAAATCTCAAGGAGCAGATTAAGTCTACTGATCTTAAAAAAGAAAATTATAAAGATAAGGTCAAGATGCAAAAAGACTTTATTGAGGAATTGGAAAATAGGGGTAATGCTAATATTGATTCCAATAAGAATAAAATTTCCAAATTGGATACTGAATTAGTTGTTTATATGAAGGACAATGCAGTTATTGAAGAAGATATTCATAAGTATACAAAGGAGCAAGAAGAAGTAACCGGAGCAGGAGATAAGTTAGTTAAACTCAATAATCTTAAAGGTAAGCTATCCCAAAAGGTAGGAACGATTACCAAAGAGCACAAGTTTTTTACCGAAAATACGGTATGCCCCACCTGCACTCAAGATATAGAAGAAGAGTTTAGATTAAATAGAATAGCAGACGCTCAAAATAAAGCAAAAGAGCTTCAAAAGGGATATCAAGAACTTGAGGAAGCTATTGTATTTGAAAAAGAACGAGAGCGTCAATTCATCGCACTTTCAAAGGAGATTATTAAACTCAATAATGAAATTTCTCAAAACAATACTAGGATTTCTCTCAACCAGAGACAAATCCGAGATCTTGAACATGAAATTCAAACTATTACCAGTAACTTACAAAACCGAAATACTGAACATGAGAAATTAGATGAGTATGAAAGCAACCTTCAAAGAATATTTGAAGAGTTGACGAAAAGAAAGGAGCAAATGCTTCACTATGAGTTTTCTTATTCTCTCCTCAAAGACGATGGAGTAAAAACAAAAATTATTAAAAAGTATTTGCCCTTCATCAATCAGCAGGTGAATCGATATCTTCGTATGATGGATTTTTATATCAACTTCCATCTTGATGAAGAGTTTAATGAAACTGTAAAATCTCCTATCCATGAAGACTTTTCATATTCTTCATTCAGTGAAGGTGAAAAGATGAGAATTGACCTCTCACTTCTTTTTACTTGGAGAGAAGTTGCCAGACTGAAGAATTCTGTTAATACCAATCTCCTTATCATGGATGAAGTTTTTGACTCATCTCTGGATGGATTCGGCACGGATGAATTCCTTAAGATTATTCGTTTTGTTATTAAGGATGCTAATATATTTGTCATCTCTCATAAGACAGACTTACATGACAAATTTGAAAGTGTCCTAAAGTTTGATAAAGTAAAGGGTTTTTCAACTATAGTATCCTAATACGCCTAAAAACAATGCAAGTTCCAAACTGGAAGCACCACTCTAAAAAGGAGCAGAAGAGGAAACTGAAACCACAGGCATTAAGAGATGCTAAGAGGAGAAGGAGTGCTTTATTAAGTAAGTTTTCTGAAACACATAACTTCATTAAAAACGAGAAATGTTAGGAAATGCTGACTATATAAGATAGAATGATGAGGTAATCGAAATGATCTGAAACTTTTTGATTATTTAATCTATGTGCTTGGAGGATATTATGCACAATCTTATTTCGTATAATCAACTTGCGGGTTGGACGCAATTTGAAAAAACAGTCGATGAGTGTAACGAGCAGAACGATAAAATTAACGATTACTTCGATTGCTTAATCGAGTGCGATGAAAATCACGGAGTATGTCAACGTATTTGTGTAAATTTACTAAAATGAATCCAGTTTAAAAAGTGTCTATCCGGAGGGTTGCTACCCTCCTTTTTTTGTATAATAGGTCTATACGAAACAAATGTATGGTCTCCCACGAAATCAAATCTCAACTTGCCAAACTGCTTGCCACTGAGGACCTTATAGTGGAGCACAAAAAGGTTGAGACTGCCTCCTTCAACGTCCATAGTCGGGTATTGACCCTGCCGATGTGGGAGAGGGCAAGTGAGGTTGTTTATGATATGCTTGTGGGTCATGAAGTCGGTCATGCTCTTTATACTCCTGATGAAGACTGGACCAGTCGGTATAAAATGCCTCCACAGTTTGTGAATGTGGTTGAAGATGCCCGTATCGAAAAACTGATGAAACGTCGATACATGGGTCTATCAAAGACCTTTCACAAGGGGTATAAAGACCTTTCAGAAAGAGACTTTTTCTGTCTGGATGGTGAAGATGTCAATAAGATGAATCTTGCCGATCGAGTCAACCTTTATTTCAAGATTGGTAAGTTTGTTGATATTGAGTTCAATCAATTGGAAATGAAAATCGTCCGTATGATTGATACTTGCGAAAGTTTTGAGGATGTCCTCGAAGCTTCTTATACACTTTATCGTTACTGTAAGCAGGATGGAGATCCTGTCACAGACCAACATCAACTGGTGCAGCAAGTTACTGATTCCGACAGTGGTGAAGACACTAATGCTAATGAGAGTCAGTCGCAAGAAGGAAATAATGACCAACCTGATATGGCAGAAATCGATGATCCTACCGATGCTGGTGGTGATATCGAACAGGACAAGGAAAACAATGATGGGAGTGGTGGTGAAGACCCAGAAGTTGAAACCATGAAGTCACTTGATCAAGGTCTCAAAGAATTTGTGGATATGTTTTCTGATGAAAGTAATTATGTCGAACTTCCTAAATTAGATTTGACTAAGATTGTTATTCCCACCTCAGAAATTCGTGAGACAATTGATTGTCATTGGAAAACAATTACAGATAATTTCAGCAAAAATGTTTCTTTATTTGAAGATGCTGATGGTAAATATAAAGAATTCAAACGTTCTGCTCAAAAGGAGGTGAATTATCTTGTCAAAGAATTTGAATGTCGAAAATCTGCTGATAGTTATGCTCGTGCTACTACTAGTCGCACTGGAGTGTTGGACTGCTCTAACCTCCATACTTACCAATACAACGAAGACTTGTTCAAAAAGGTAACTACCCTTGCCGATGGTAAGAATCATGGTCTTATCTTTATTCTAGATTGGTCTGGTTCGATGCAGTATGTGATGGAGGATACTATCAAACAACTCTTCAATCTTATTTGGTTTTGTCGTAAGGTCAATATTCCTTTCGATGTCTATGCCTTTACTTCTGAATATCCTTATGTTGTTCATGATGATAATGGTGTGGCAGATATTCGTGAACGTGCCTATGAGAAGAAAAATGGAATAGTTGCCATTGGTGAATGGTTTTCATTGATGAATATTCTTTCTAGTAGCAGCACCTCTAAAGAGTTGGAAAATGATATGTTGAATATCTATCGTATTGTTCATTCATTCATGTATTATGTTTCTTACTCTATTCCTTCTGCTCTGTCACTTTCTGGTACTCCACTGAATGAGTCATTGGTTGCTCTTCATCAAATTATTCCGCAGTTTAAAAAGAAGCATTCACTTCAGAAGGTGCAGTGTGTTGTGTTGACTGATGGTGATGCAAATGCTCTCAAGTTTCACAAAGAAGTTATGAGACAAGAAACTCCTTACATGGGATGTGTATATATTGGAGAAAATTGTTTTCTTCGTGATCGTGAGTTGGGCACAACTTACACTCTTTCAGATCAGTATGCACAATTTACTTCTGTGCTTCTTCGTAATCTTCGTGATAAATTTGTCGATACTAATTTTATTGGTATTCGTATTCTAAATAATGGTTCAGAAGCCGGTTCTTTCATTCGTCGTCATTGTTACTCTAGTCCAGAACTTTATGAAAAAACCATGAAGGCATGGAAAAAGGAAAAAACCTTTACCATCAAGAGTGCCGGTTATCATAGTTACTTTGCTCTTTCTTCTTCTGTGATGTCAAATTCTGCTGAGTTTGAGGTTGAGGAAGATGCCACTAAAACTCAAATCAAAAATGCTTTTGCCAAGAGTTTGAAGAGTAAAAAGATGAATAAGAAAATCCTTTCGGAGTTTGTGGAGTTGGTTGTATGAATAAAAAATTTCCTCTAGAACATCTTGTAATAGAAGAAACAAAAGAAGTATTAATTGTTGTTAATAGTGCCATCACTGCTATGGGTGTTGGTGCTATTAGCAAACAATATTTTCCTGGATATACTTCAAAGATAGTTTCTAAAGAGTATTTAATAAATAAAAAAGAAGATTGAGAATACTAAAAATGAGTAGATTTGGAGATATGGTTCGTGGAAAAAAAGCACCAGAACCAGCACCAGTTCCAGAGGTTGTAGTAGAAGAAATCCCTGTTGTTGAAGAGGTTGTTGTCGAAACACCTGAGGTAGAAACGACGGAATATGAGCCACTTCCTTTGGAAGAAATGACTAAAGATGAGCTTGAGCAATATGGGAGAGAAATTGGTATTGAGTTGGACAAGAGACATAGTAAGGGAAGACTGATTAACGAAATTCTTGAGCATTTAGACAGTTAATCAACTGTCCACTCTGCCCCTGACTCTGCCTCATTCTGCCCTATAATAACTTCAGTTGAAACAAACCACTTACATCATGTCCCTTTCGGCAGACTACATCCGCACTTCTCTCCAGTCTTTGTATGGAGAATCCATCACGACTGGTGATATTCGTGCTTGGTGTGCTATGAATGGTAGTAATTATCAAACTGTGACTAAAAAGATTGAGCAATATAAAGTTGGTCGTGGCAAGTGGAATCTTGAAGTGACACCACAAAAAGTCGAAGAGATTGAGCGTAATTATCAGGCACCTGCTGCTCTGCCTGCTGTTGAGCAAAACCTTATCCCTGAAAAAGATGATACCTTCGTCCGCTTTGGCAACTTCGGTGATGTTAAAAAAATTATTCAGTCCCGCTTGTTCTATCCTACATTCATTACTGGACTCTCCGGCAATGGTAAAACTTTCGCAGTGGAGCAAGCGTGTGCTCAAACGGGACGAGAGCTCATCCGTGTGAATATTACAATCGAAACCGATGAAGATGATCTTATTGGCGGTTTCCGTCTTATTAATGGAGAAACCGTCTGGCATAACGGACCCGTTATTGAAGCCCTCCAGCGAGGGGCAATTTTGCTTCTTGACGAAATCGACCTTGCATCAAACAAAATCCTTTGTCTTCAATCCATCCTTGAAGGGAAAGGCGTTTTCCTCAAGAAAATTGGCAAGTTCGTTAAAGCTGCGGAGGGTTTCAACGTATTCGCCACCGCAAATACAAAGGGAAAGGGATCTGATGACGGACGATTCATTGGAACTAATGTGCTCAACGAAGCCTTCCTGGAAAGGTTTCCAGTGACTTTCGAGCAAGAGTATCCTACCCCTGCAATCGAACAAAAGATTGTCGAAGGTATTGCCCTAGACCTTGGTGTCGAAGATCGAGACTTCTGTAAGCGTCTTGTTGATTGGGCAGATATTATCCGCAAGACTTTCTATGATGGTGGTATTGAAGAAATCATTTCCACTCGTCGTCTGGTTCACATCATCCGTGCCTATAGTATCTTCAAAGATAAGGCAAAGGCAATTGAAGTTTGTGTGAATCGTTTTGATGATGAGACCAAGCAAGCATTCCTTCAGTTGTATGATAAGGTTGATGCCGACTTCGAAATGCCTGTTGACAACCAGGAGCAAAATTGATAGAATTATGAATGCTTGGAGTCTACTTTATGATGAGGTATTAAAAATGCAAACAGATCACTATTTTTCCAATAAATGGGAAGAAGCATTTGACAATTCCATCATTAATATTAATGATATTGGTATTGGAAATACTGCGATTAATTCGGAATTCGTGAATGAGTTCAGTAATCAGAATGGTTTTTGGAAGTATGAAGAAGATAAGACTCTGAATGAGATTAAAGATTACATCTCTGGAACATATCAGTCTCACTACACTTCCAAGGAATCAAAGACACAAACTCTAGATTTGATTGAGAGTATTGGTGATGCTGAAGCATTCTGCCGTTCTAATGCCATCAAATATCTTTCACGATTTGGTAAGAAGAATGGTAAATCTAAGATGGATATTCTGAAGGCAATACATTATTGCGTCCTTCTTTACCATTTCTCTGGTTTACATAAGCAAACCAGTTCCTACCCACAATGAAATTACGAGCCCATACAATGAAACTTTCTGAAAAAACTCTGATTACCCTCAAGAACTTTGCTGGTATCAACAACTCTATTCTTGTGAAAGCAGGAAACAAACTTCGTACTATTTCTGTTGCCAAGAATATTCTTGCCGAGGCAGAAATCAAAGAAGAGTTTGAAAAGGATTTTGCTATCTACGACTTGAATCAGTTTCTAAATGGTCTTAGTCTTCATAATGATCCCGAACTTGATTTCAAAGAAGATTCTTATCTGACTATTCGTGAGGGTAAGCGTCGTGTGAAGTATTTCTTTGCCGATCCTAATGTTATTATTTCTCCACCAGAGAAAGAGATTCAACTTCCTTCTAAGGATGTTTGCTTCCAATTGGATAGTGTAACACTAGAAAAACTTCTAAAAGCAGCAGCAGTTTATCAACTTCCTGATTTCTGTGCCGTTGGTGAAAATGGAGTCATCAAACTTGTTGTTCATGATAAAAAGAATGATACTTCCAATGAATATGCTATTGTAGTTGGTGAAACTGATAAAGAGTTTGTGTTTAACTTCAAGGTAGAAAACATCAAGATTATTCCTGGTGCCTATGATGTTGTGGTATCATCTAAACTTCTATCTGAGTTTACCAATGAATCATACAACTTGAAGTATTATATTGCTCTGGAGCCAGACAGCACTTTTAATTGAATGGATTGTTAATGATGAGTGATTTTATTTG